CGTGACTGGCAAGCCTTCCTGGGCGCAGTGATGAAAGACCGCCATGAAATGCTGGGTCTGCGCGCGACAAGCCAAGGGCAGCGGTCACAGCGACAACCGCTTTCCCATTGGCGACCGCAGGCGCTATCCCATCGACTGGGTGTTTTGTTCCAGTCGGTGCCAGAACGCCTTTCACTCGCTCTACGGATCCTGGTCGCGTGCGCTGGACAAGGATTTATCACCGGAGGATGCCGTGCTTGATGCCACACCCTTGGAGCGCGCAGCCATGCGCGTCTGTCTCAAATCCTTTGGTGACGCTGCAAGCACCATTGGATTTGATGTACCCCTGGGAGCCTATTCGCAAGAGCAGGCCCTGTCAGTGATCGAGGCCATCGTTACGGCCTTTGTGGCCGAGATGGCAGCCCAGCACGAACGCCTGAAATTCCCAAGCGTACGCACGACGGGTAAGCCAATGGAGGAAGACCCGATGCGATCCAATGTGCCCCTGGTCGAGAACCCGTTTGCCGATATGGAAAACGACCTGCCATGGGAGGTGAGCTGATGCTTGATTTCAATGCTTCTGCCAGCCTGTCGGAGCGCATCGAGTCGCTGTTGGACCCCGCCTTGCAGGCCGAGAACCAGGCGCAAACCCCGCGCACCTATCTTGGCGCGTCCAGACTGGGGGCTGCGTGCGAGCGCCAACTGCAGTTTGAGTACGCCAAGGCAGCGGTGGATACCGGCAAGGAATTCTCCGGTCGCATTTTGCGTATCTTTGAGCGTGGCCACCGCACCGAGGACATGGTGATTCGCTGGCTGCGATTGGCGGGTTTCATTCTTAAAACGGAGGATGCTAACGGTCACCAGTTTGGTTTCTCAACGGCCAAGGGACGGCTCAAGGGGCATGTCGACGGCGTGCTCATTGGCGGCCCTGAGGGTTTTTCCTACCCGGCGCTGTGGGAAAACAAATGCCTCAACAGCAAGTCCTGGCGCGATCTGCAAAAGAACAAGCTGGCAGTCTCCAAACCCATCTACGCCGCCCAGCTGGCGCTGTACCAGACCTATCTGACTTTGCACCAGCATCCGGCGCTGTTCACGGCGGTGAACGCCGACACGATGGAAATCTACGCCGAGCTGGTGCCCTTTGATGCGGCGCTGGCGCAGCGCATGTCGGACAGGGGCGCGCTTGTGATTCGTGCCACCGAGGCCGGTGAGTTGTTGCCGCGCTCTTTCACTGATCCCACCCACTTTGAATGCAAGTTCTGCTCATGGGCAGAGCGTTGCTGGAGTACCAAGAAATGAACCATGAAAACCCATCACCCCAGGCTCCTGCCGATGCCGGGCTCGAATTGATGATCGACGCCAAACAGTCCAGCGTCGCACTGCGCTTGCCGCTTTATTGGTTTAGCGACCCGGCCATGCGAGCGAAGTACCGCATTCCGCATTACCTGATCGGCGGTCTGGTTCGCTACCGGATGTCTCAATTGCACGCCTGGGCGGCCAGCAATAGGGCGGTCAAGGAGCATGACCCCTGCAGTGATCCCAGTGGCGAGCCGGACGGTGGTCAGTCGGATGCGGGGGTGCCCCATGCTTGACTTCAACGACATCCCAGGCTCGCCTGATGTATCCCCGCAGGGTCGGGAGGCAGAGCGCGACGAAATCCGTACCGCCTTGCTGGGTCGCCTGGAGTCCGTCCTTGCCACCATGTTCCCGGCTGGAAAGAAGCGTCGCGGCAACTTTCTGGTGGGCGATTGTGTGGGCAGCCCCGGCGACAGCTTGGAGGTGGTGCTCGATGGCGAGAAGACCGGTTTGTGGACCGATCGCGCCACGGGGGGTGGCGGTGATATCTTCGACCTGATCGCGGCCCACCTCGGCGCCAACGTCCAGTCTGACTTTGCCCGCGTGATGGCCAGTGCCTCTGATCTGCTTGGTCGCGCGCACACCGCACCGGTTCGCAAGGCCAAACCGGCGGCGCCCACCGACGATCTCGGGCCTGCCACCGCCAAGTGGGACTACCTGGACGCCACTGGCAAACTCATTGCTGTCGTCTACCGCTACGACCCACCGGGCCAGCGCAAGGAGTTCCGGCCGTGGGATGCGCGCAAACGCAAGATGGCCCCGCCCGATCCCCGGCCGCTGTACAACCAGCCCGGTTTAATCAAGGCAGATCAGGTGATTTTGGTTGAGGGAGAAAAGTGTGCCCAAGCCCTGATCGATGTCGGGATTGTGGCCACCACCGCTATGCATGGGGCCAGCGCGCCGGTCGATAAAACCGACTGGAAGCCTCTGGCGGTAAAACATGTACTGATCTGGCCAGACAAGGACAAGGCGGGCTGGCAGTATGCCGACCGGGCCGCCCAGGCCGTGCTGGACGTAGGTGCGCTGTCCTGCGCCATTTTGTGCCCGCCCGAAGACAAGCCCGATGGATGGGACGCAGCCGATGCCATTTCTGAGGGGTTTGATGTGGCTGCCTTTCTGGTCAATGGCGCGCGTATGCAGGTGCAGTCGGCAGCGGACGAACAAGCACAAGCCGCAGTTGAAAGCGGTGCCCCACAGTCACTTGATGAGGGTGCAGCGAGTGGCGATACAGCAGTTTGGGGCACTGAGGATGCGCTGGCGCTGACTTTTACCCGGCGCTACAAAAATGACTGGCGCTACGTTGCGGCGTGGGGCAAATGGCAGATGTGGGACGGGCTTCGCTGGCGCAGTGAGGACACTTTGGCCGCATCGGACCTAGTACGCCACGTCTGCAGGCACGCCTCGCTCAAAGCGGCCAGTCCTAAAACGGCGGCCAAACTGGCCGGCGCCAGCACCATTGGCGGCGTTGAGCGCCTGGCGCGGGCTGACCGCCGACATGCCGGAACCACGGATGAGTGGGATGCCGACATCTGGTTGATCAACACCCCGGGCGGTGTGGTCGATCTGCGAACAGGGCGCATGCGGGCTCATAGCCGAAGTGACAAGATGACCAAGATCTGCACCGCCACGCTGCGGCCAGGGGGCGCGTGTCCGACGTGGATGGCGTTTTTGTCGGATGTGACCGCAGGCGATGCAACGCAGATCGCCTATCTGCAAAAGGTGTTCGGCTATTGCCTGACCGGCTCCACCCAGGAGCATGCGCTGTTCTTTTTGTACGGGACCGGTGCCAACGGCAAGTCGGTGTTTGTGAACACGCTGTTTACTATCTTGGGCGATTACGCGGCCAACGCGCCGATGGACACCTTCATGGAGTCCAGGGGCGACCGCCATCCGACCGATCTGGCAGGACTGCGCGGCGCGCGCTTTGTTGGTGCGACCGAGACCGAACAGGGACGGCGCTGGAACGAATCCAAGATCAAGGAGATCACTGGCGGGGACAGGGTTTCTGCGCGCTTCATGCGCCAGGATTTCTTCACCTACTTGCCGCAGTTCAAGCTGGTGATCGCTGGCAACCACAAGCCTGCCATTCGCAACATCGATGAGGCCATGCGCCGAAGGCTGCACCTGGTGCCGTTCACGATCACCGTGCCGCCAGAAAAGCGCGACAAGGACCTGCAGAACAAACTGCTGGCCGAGCGCAACGCTATCTTTGAGTGGGGCGTGCAGGGCTGCTTGGCATGGCAGTGCGAGGGCCTGGCATTGCCAGAGAGTGTGGTCAGTGCCACCAAGGAGTATTTCGAGGCTGAGGACGCCTTGGGTCGCTGGCTTGAGGAGCGCTGCGTTCGTGTGCCCAGCGCCAAGTCACTGACCACAGAACTGTTCACTGACTGGAAGCAGTGGGCCGATGCTGCGGGTGAGTTTGTTGGGCCACAGCGGCGCTTCTCCGATCTGCTACTCACCCGTGGGTTGGAGAAATGGCGCAACTCGGTGGGCTTGCGGGGGTATCAGGGCGTGGGTTTGAAAGAACAAACGCGCCCCAGTTACACGCCCTATGCGGACAACTGACATGCCGACGCACAAAAAGGACGTCCATCCACTGACGCTGCCGACGCACACATGGACCAGCAAAAGCTGCGTCGGCTGTGTCGGCTACGTCAGTCAAAACAGCAATCTGACGCAGCCGACTTTGCCCAAGCTTAGTTCCTCACACGTGAGGCATGACGCGCAGGTTATGGAAGGTAACCGTAGGCAGCGTCGGCTGCGTCAGGCAACCCATTTTTTAGAAAAAAACATGAGCCACACCACCACACTTTGCCTTGACCTGGGCACCACCACGGGCTGGGCTATGCGCGCACCCGAGGGCCAGATCGCCCACGGCTTTGTCAGCTTTAAGCCTCAGCGTTTTGAGGGCGGTGGCATGCGCTACTTGCGCTTTCGCCGCTGGCTCACCGAGATGAAGGCCAGCGTGACGAACACCCCTGGCACCCACGGACTCCAAAGCCACCAGGAGCCCATTGGCGCGGTTTATTTTGAAGAGGTGCGCCGTCACCTCGGCGTGGACGCCGCGCACGTCTACGGCGGCCTGCTTGCCACGCTCACCGCCTGGTGCGAGCACCACCAGATCCCCTACCAGGGCGTGCCGGTGGGCACGATCAAAAAACACGCCACCGGCAAAGGCAACGCAGGCAAGGCCGAAGTCATTGCCGCCATGCGTGCCAAGAGCCACCCCGTCACCGACGACAACGAAGCCGATGCGCTGGCGCTGTTGCACTGGGCTTTGGAGACCCAAGACCAAACCGAAGGTCAAACCGAACATCAAGGCGGCACAACATGAAATGTCCACAACCGAACTACACATCGCCCCTGGGGCGTATGCAGCCCGTGGTCACCGATCTGGACGCCATCAAACGCAGCGGCTGGCAGGACCAGCACATCTTGGTGGTTTGCGACGCCGATGAACGCCTGGACTTTTTGGAGCGCCAACTCATTCGCCGCATTGGCGATCGACTCTATGGGAGCGCTCGCCATGAATAATCACAAGCCCCAATGGTGCGCTGACAATGTGACGGCGCGCTTTCAGGCCGCCGTTGTCACTGGCCGGCGCTTACCGCCGGTTCGGGTTCAAGGCTTCTTCAACATGTGGCCGCCCATGGTGCGCCAGGGTTGGGAGCGCTTTGCTGACGATGACCGGGTGATTTACTTTCCCCCGTCCCCCGCCGATGTGGATCTAATGCTGCAAGCCATGGGCTGGGTTCAATGGCTGGACGTTGAGAATCGGCACTTGGTATGGATGCGGGCCGACAACTACGAGTGGAATGAAATTGGTCGTCGTTTTGGGTGCTGCCGCACCACCGCATGGCGACGCTGGAAACTGGCCATTGACTTGGTGGTGCTTCGCCTCAATGAGCCACACTCGCCTTCGTCCAAACAAATGGGGCAGGCATAGCAATGCTTGGCTTCAATGTCCTGTTTTTTGGCAGCTTGTCCATTTTTGAGTCATTTTGGCGTGCAACACATCAGGGGGTTTTAGCGTATATTTCAGCTATCTTCTGGACAGACGTGTGAGCAGTGCCAAGCATCACAGCCGCACAACTGGCAGACAACAAAGACCCGCTTCGAGCATCTCGCTCCCAGCGGGTTTTTTCATTGGTGGACCACTCTTAATGCAAGCTCTTCAAATCCAGTACCGAGCCGTTGAGGCGTTGATCCCTTACGCCAAAAACGCCAAGCAGCACTCGGACGCTCAGGTAGCGCAAATTGCCGCCAGCATCACGGAGTTTGGTT